ACGACCACGGCGACCGGCAACCTGTTGATCGGCGTGGCGGCTGCGGCCGTCAGCAGCGACGCCGGGAGCGTCATCGGCCGAGTCCGACTGAACGGCATCGGCCGCGCCATTCAGCTCGGCGACACGATGCAGTTCACCGCACCGGTCGGCGGCGTCGAGAGCGGCAGGGGCTACAAGATCGGTCAGTTGTTCGTCGTGGCCGCTCACTCGGCCGACGCCGGCGCCAAGTTCGAGGGCCAGGTGACCGGCGTGTTCGACCTGCCGAAGGTCGCGTCGCAGGCGTGGACCGAGGGCGCCCTGGTCTACTGGGACGACACCAAGGGCGAGTGCACGACCACGGCGACCGGCAACCTGTTGATCGGCGTGGCGGCTGCGGCCGTCAGCAGCGACGCCGGGAGCGTCATCGGCCGAGTCCGACTGAACGGCATCGGCCGCGCCAGTGAGGCGTCTGGAGGTTGACGCGATGGGCTTCCCGGCGCTCCTCGCATCGAGTGACCGTGCTGTCCTGCAGCACCTGGGCGGCACGGTGGTCTATGCGCCAAGCGACGGAGAGCCGGTTGAGGTGCCCGGCATTTTCGACGCGGCATGGGTCCGCGTCGATGCCGGCGAGGCCGGGGTGACGAGTGTCGGGCCGGCGGTATTCCTTCGCCTGTCCGACCTCCCGTCAGACCCAGAGGACGACGCAGGAGCCAGGGTCACAGCAGGTGGCACGACGTACCGGATCCGAGAGGCGCAGCGCGACGGCCAGGGCGGCGTGGTGCTGCACCTGCACAGGGTGTGACGATGACGATCAAGCACCAGCGTCAGCGCATCCGAGAGGCCGTCGCCACAAGGCTCGTCTGCAAAACGACCGCGGGTGCTCGCGTCTTCGAGACTCGCGTGATTCCGTTCCGCCGCCTGGAACTCCCGGCGCTCGCCGTCTACGCGCTCTCCGAGTCGTCAGAGGATCAGCAGTCCGCGCCGCGCGAACTCAAACGCACGCTGAGTCTCATCATCGAGGCCGCGGTCAAGAGCGGCGACAACGTCGACGACGCGATGGATATGATTGCTCTCGAGGTCGAACGAGCGATGCACGCCGACGAGACGTTCGGCGGGCTGGCCTCGGACTCGGTGCTCGCGTCTACCGACCTCGAGGTCTTCGAGGAGGCTGACCAGTTTGTCGGATTGGTGAAACTCCAGTACGAGGTGACGTACTACACCGCTGCGCCGGACGCTGCCGACGTGCCGATGGACGACCTGCAGACCATCAGCGCGCGGACGAATCTCGGTGGCGCGCAGCACGAAGGCGACCAGGCTCAGGACCTGGTCAGGTTCGTGGAGGAGACGCCGTGATCATCAAGCCGAGCCCTGGCGTGAGAGTTCGCTGCCCGGTCACGGGGCAGCACCTGCCCGACGCCGAGGTCGAGGTGTCGGACGCGGACAGTTATTGGATGCGCCGCTTGCAGGACGGTGACGTGGTGCTTGTAGTCGAGCCGGTCTCACCAGACGTGAAGTCCAAGCAGACCAAGGAGTAAGCGCCATGGCGATCAGCTTCAACGACGTCCCGTCGAACCTTCGTGTTCCGTTCTTCGCCATCGAGTTCGACAACTCGCGTGCGCAGCAGGGCCCGGCTCTGCTCCCTTACCGCGTGCTCCTCATCGGCCAGAAGACCAGCGCCGGGAGTGCCACGAACTCGTTGTACCGCGTGACGAGTGCCGATCAGGTCGCGCAGCTCGCCGGCCGTGGTTCGATGCTGCACCGCATGGCCATGCGGTACTTCGCGAACAACCGCTCGACCGAGACTTTCATCGGCGTGCTCGAGGATAGCGCTGTCGGTGTCGCCGCCAGCGGGACGATCACTGTGACGGGCCCAGCCACGGCAGCGGGGGCGATCAATCTCTACATCGCTGGCGATCTCGTTCAGGTGCCTGTCAAGGCCGGCGATACTGCGAGCACGATCGCCACCGCGATCGTCGCCGCAGTCACGGCCGCATCCGACCTCCCGGTAACCGCCAATGTGGCCGGGGCCGTGGTGACGCTGACCGCGCGCAACAAGGGCGAGTACGGCAACGGGATCGACGTCCGAGTCAATTACCACGGCGAGAGCCTGCCGGCCGGCGTCGGCACGTCGATCGTCGCGCTGGCGAACGGTGCGATGAACCCGGTGCTCACGGGCCTGATCGCCGCGATGGGCGACACCTGGTTCCACGTCATCGCGAACCCGTACACTGACACGGCCTCGCTGACGGCCATCGAGAACGAGCTTGCCAGCCGGTTTGGCCCACTGCGGATGATCGATGGGCTGGCCATTGCTTCTGCTCCGGGTACGGTCGCGACGCTCGGCGCGCTCGGCGACAGTCGAAACAGCCCGCACAGCTGCATCGTAGCGCAGCCCGGCAAGAACCCTGTGACGGCTCCGGCCGAGTTCGCCGCCGCTGTCGCTGGCGTGGTGGCCTACTACGCGGCCATCGACCCGGCACGCCCGCTCCAGACCCTGCCCGTGGCTGGTGTGCTTCCGCCCGCGGAGTCGGGCCGCTTCACGTTGCAGGAGCGCAATCTCCTGCTGCGCGACGGGATCGGAACGACCCGCGCGGTGGCCGGGCAGGTCCAGATCGAGCGCATCATCACGACCTACAAGACCAATGCGGCCGGCGCCGCTGACACGTCATATCTCGACGCGACCACGCTCCTGACGCTGATGTACCTGCGCCACGATTTCCGCGCCCGGTTCGCGTCCCGCTACCCGAGGCACAAGCTCGCAAGCGACGGCGCCCGGTTCGGAGCCGGACAGGCTGTGCTGACGCCGAAGCTGGCGCGAGCCGAGGCGATCGCCTGGTTCCGCGAGAAGGAGGAGCAGGGGCTCGTCGAGAACTTCGATCAGTTCAAGCGGGACCTCGTGGTCGAGCGCAACGCGAGCGACCCGAACCGGCTCGACTTCCTGCTGCCGCCGGACCTGATCAACCAGCTCATCGTCGGGGCTGTGAACTTCCAGTACCGCCTGTAAGAGCCAAGCCGTGAACCCGCGCGGCTGGCATGCCCGGCCGCGCGCGTGTCGAGAAACGAGAGGAGATGACCATGTCGCAGCGCAGAGGCGGGATCATTTCGCTGCATCTCAACGGCGAGGTCTACGACGCCAAGGGGTCGTTCTCATACAATCTGGGCCGCCCGTTGCGCGAGGCGATCATGGGCGCGGACGGGCCGCACGGGTTCAAGGAAATCCCGCAGGTCGGGTTCATCGAGGGTGCGATCACCGACCGCGTCGGGCTCGACCTCGACAAACTTGTGACGCTCAAGGGAGCGACGGTCACGCTTGAACTGGCGAACGGCAAGGTCATCGTGCTGCGCGACGCGTACTACGCGGGCGAGGGGACGGGGACCACCGAGGAGGGCGAGGTCCCAGTTCGGTTCGAGGGCAAAGCTGAAGAGGTTTAGTTCGCGACACGGAGGCTCGCACTCATGGTGAACGATATCAGCATCGAGAACGCGCAGTCCGAGACCGAGAGCATCGACGGCGAGGGCATGCCGGACGTCTACGTCCTCAAGTACCCGATTCAGTTCGGCGAGGAACTGATCGAGGAACTGAAGCTCCGTCCGAACGGTCGCGCGATGCAGGGCTTCAAGATGACATTCTCGGGGGGCTCAGAGGTGCCCGACTTCGAGCCGTACCGCTACGCCGAGCTCGGGCTGCGGCTCGCCGGGAAGCCCCGCGCGATCGTCGACCGCATGGCGCCGTGTGACCAGTTCGGCCTCGGGATGGTGGCCATGGGTTTTACCGTGAGTGGCCCCGGGACTGGGAGAAAGCGTTCGCCGTAATCGCGTCGACGTTCCACTTCCCGGCCTCCGAGATCTGGGAGATGGACCCCAGGGAGTTGCAGTTCTGGGTTGATCGGGCGAACTGGCTGCACAGCAACCGGCGGTAGAAGAGGTGACGCGAGATGGCCAGCAAGGAGTTTCCGCTCAGCCTCGTAATCCGCGCCGTCGACAAGGCGACCGCTCCGCTGCGCAAGATCAACAAACAGATCAGCGACGCCACCAAGCCGGTCCGCAAGCTGAACAACTCATTCCGTGCGCTCGCCGCAGAGGCTGGCCTGCCGAAGCTCGTCAAGGGATTCGGCGGCGTCGGTCGCTCGATCCGCTCTGTCGGCAGAGAAGTTCTCGGCCTCGGAGCGAAGATCGCCACGATGGCGGCCAATGCCGGGCTCGCGCTCTATGGAGTAGTGCAGAGCGCAGTGCAGGCTGGCGGCGATCTAGCGACGCTCGCAGAGCGCGCCGGACTCGGTGTCGATGCGTACGCGCAGTTGCAGTACGCGGCCGCGCAGGCGGGCGTCGAGCAGACCGAGTTCAACTCGGCAATGGACCAGTTCACGAAGCGGCTCGGCGAAGCGAAGGCTGGCAGCGGGTCACTGCTCGCGTTCCTCGAGAAGGTTTCACCTGCGCTCGCACGACAGGTTCAGGGTGCAAGGGACACCGAACAAGCGTTCGCGCTGATGACTGGCGCGTTCGAGAGGGTGACGGACCCAGCGAAGCGTGCCGCGCTGGCGAACGCCGCGTTCGGTGGCTCCGGCATGCAGATGGGCGTGTTTCTCGGACGTGGTTCCAAGGCCATCGCGGAACAGCGTCGCCGGTACATCGAACTCTCCGGCAGCCAGGAGCGGTTCGCAAAGGGCGCAGGCGCGCTCGATGAGGCGATGCGTGAGACGCAGACAGCGTTCCTCGGACTTCGAAATGCGGCGATGGCCGAGTTGTTCCCTGCGTTCACCGAGCTGGCGAAGGCCGCAACCGAGTTCCTCGTGCAGAACCGCGATGGCATCGCGACGTGGGCGAAGGAGACCGGCGCGGCTCTGAGCGAGTGGGTCAAGAGCGGCGGCATCGACAGACTGGTCACCGGGCTCAAGGAGTTCGGGGGCGCGATCAAGATCGTTATCGAGAGGTCAGGTGGTCTGAAGACCGTTCTCGTCGGGATCGCCGCAGTCATGGGCAGCGGCGTCATAGCGTCCGTCGCTGGACTCGCGGGCTCGCTATGGAACCTCGGCACCGCCGTGTTGCCTGTCGTGACCCGCGCCGCGATGGCGCTCTGGCCGTTCCTCGTCAAACTTGGCGCATCCATCCTGCCAATGCTCTCCAGTGCGGCAAGTGCCGTCTGGCCGGTCATCGCCGAGATCGGCTCAGCCCTCGCATCCGCCGCATCTGCCGCAGCGCCGTTCGTCGCTGCGGCAGCTGGAGTCGCCGCCGCTGGCGCACAGGTCTACCGCTACTGGTCGAACATCAAGGAGTTGTTCGACGCGCCGTTCAAGCCTGGCGGCCTGTTCTCGACCCTCAAGGAGATCAGTTCCGATCCGTTCGCGGTATTCAAGATGCTGGACCCGAGGCAGGCGTTGCGAGACTTCGGCATCCTCGGCCCCAGCAAACCGAAGATTCTCGGCGCCGACGCTGCGGCCACCGGCACTGCGCGAGCCGGTGAGGCGCGCGTCACGGTCGAATTCAACAACCTGCCGCGTGGTACGCGCGTGAGCATGGACCCGCGCAGCACGGCCGAGGTCGACCTGTCGCGCGGCTACTCGATGGCGGGAGGCTGAGATGGCGACCTGGCGAGACAGGATGGCACCCGCCTCGTTCCGCGGCGTCCCGTTCCACGTCGACGAATCGGAGTTCGGAGGCGGCCGCCGCAGCGTGCGGCACGAGTTCCCGCTGCGCGACGTCGCGCTTGTCGAGGACATGGGGCGCAAGGCACGCGGCTTCGACGTCGAAGGGCATGTGGTCGGCGACGACTACATGCAGCAGCGCGACGCGCTGATTGGTGCGCTCGAACAGCAGGGCCCCGGAGAACTCGTCCATCCGTACTACGGCGTGCGGCGCGTTGCGGTGACCGCGTTTCGCGTTCGCGAGACGTCGGCCGACGGCGGTATGGCGCAGTTCTCGATCTCCTTCCACGAGACCGAGATCGCCGCCGAGTTCGTGACGCTGGTCCGCCCCAACGGACTCGAGCTCGTCAACTTAGCAGCCGTTGCCGCCGAGCAGGCGATCCGAGCGAAGGCCGCTGCGCGGTCCGCCGTGAGCCTGCCGTCCTCGGCACTGGGCGGCATCGCATCGGTCATCGCCGACGCCGCGCGCGCTCTCGACGGCTCTCTTGCGCCGATCATCGGGACGGCCGATGAGGTGGCGCGAGTCAAGAAGCAGCTCGGCGATCTGGTGCTCGAAGCGGGGCTGCTCGCGGCCCGTCCTGTTGCAGTGCTCGACAGCGTGCTCGATGTTCTTGCGGCACCGATTCCCGCCCGCGCTGGCATCTCCGCGCTGCTGCGCGCGTTCGAGTTCCGTCCGTCCGAGCCCCGCCCGCCGGCAACTACGCCTGCGCGTCGGCAGGAGCGCGCTCTCTACGACGTCGTGCTCGAAGTGGTGCGGACCGCCATCGTCGTTGAGGCCGCGAGGCTCGCCCCGGCTGCGGACTACGACAGCTACGAGGACGCGGTCGCCGTGCGCGACGAGATTGCCGCCGCGCTCGACGCGCAGATTGAGTCGGCTGACGACGCGACGTTCGCCACGCTCGAGCAGCTTCGGGCCGAAATTATGAAGGCCGTCCCGGGCGCTGACAGCGACCTGCCGCGACTGTCGAGCTACACGCCGCCGGTCACGATCTCGTCGCTGGTGCTCGCGCATCGGCTGTACGGCAACCTCTCGCGCGAGGCAGACATCATCGCGCGCAATCGCGTGAGGCACCCCGGATTCATCACGGGCGGGCGACCGCTGGAGGTGCTCGTCGATGCCTGACGTTCGCCTCAGAGTGAACGGCTGCGGGTACGGCGGTTGGAAGTCGGTGCGCGTGACGCGCGGCATTGAGTCGATTGCGGGTGGATTCGAGCTCGGCTACGCAGACCGCTGGCCGGGGCAGGCGTCGCCGTGGCCGATCCGCGACGAGGACGAGTGCACTCTGACAATTGACGGCGAGCCTGTGATCGTCGGCTACATCGATCGCCCTGCTCGTTCATTCGACGCCGAGAGCCGCACGCTGACGGTCTCTGGTCGGGACCGAACGGGCGCACTGGTCGACTGCAGCGCCGTCCCGCCCGCGTGGGAGTTCAGACAGATCCCGCTTCTCACGCTGGCTCGCCGTATCGCTGATCAGTTCGGAATCCCTGTCTCGTTGCAGCCTGGACTGACGCCGCCGTCGTCGCTCGCGAAGTTCTCGATCGACCCTGGCGAGACCGCGTTCGACGCGCTGTCCCGCGCGTGCGCTGTCGCTGGACTGCTGCCCATCGCAGATGGCCGAGGCGGTCTGGTGCTGGCGCGCGCTGGCTCGGCGCAGTCAACGACGGAGCTGGTCGAGGGCAAGAACATCATGGCCGCGGCCGACGAGTGCGACGCTTCGGGACGCTTTCGCACCTATCGTGTTCTCGGACAGCATGCGGGGTCGGATGAGTTCTCCGGTCCGCCCGCGGCATCGGTCAAGGCGACCGCGCTCGACGCTGGAGTGCGCCGCTCAGAGCGCGTGTTGCTCGTACGCGCCGATGGCAACGTGACTACGACTCAGGCTCAGACCCGGGCGCAGTGGGAAGCGACCGTGCGCGCGGCTCGGGCGTACACGGCGCGCGTCACGCTGCAGGGATGGCGGCAGGACGACGGGTCGCTGTGGCGCGAGAATATGCTCGTTCGGATCCGCAGCCCGTACCTCGGGCTCGACGC